GTGTTTATTGAAGATGTTAAATATCCACAAAGAAGCCGATATTGGGAAGGTCCGATTATTAGCCAACCCCAAAAAATTGAATTTGATTCGATTTATACCGCACTTTCAACAACAAATATGGCAATGACTACACCCGATGTTGCACCTTCAACACTTCCCGATGCGATTGGTGTTTATCCGTTGGTTGATGATGTTGCGATTGTTGGTAGAATTAACACTGATATTATTTTAAGAATTAATCAATTATCGCTAAGAGCAGGACAGCACGAAAATGGTAATGCTCTTAAACTTAATACGAAAAATCCTGCAAGTATAGACATGACGTTTGAACCAAAATTGTCTGAAAATGATTATTATAGTAACACAATAATTCAGTCAGATAAAATAGCAATTTTGTCACATGACGGAAGACCTCAATATAAAGCAGTAAGACTTACTACGCAAGACCGTCAAAACATATTCGATACTGGTCATCCAATGGCAAGGGCAGATGTGCTCGTAGAAGCATTGAACATAATGAGAAATGCAATCATTACACACATACACCCATATTCAAATGTTCCTGTAGATAAGACCGCAATCATTAATAGCTTAGAAAGTATTAATTTCGATGCCATCTTACAAAAAAACATTGTCATAAATTAATTTTTCCTTACTTTTGTTCTAAATGGATTTACAATTAGTACCAGCAAAATTATTTACTGCATTTAACGATGTTACGTTTTATGATGAACCCCACAAATATTTTCTTGATGGAAAAGAACTTATTTCGGTTACAACACTAATACATAAGTACCAAGAAGAATTTCAAGAAGATTTCTGGGCAGAGATTAAAGGTTGTCAACACGATTTAACTCCAAATCAAGTTAAACGAGCCTGGAGATTCATTAATAAGAAGGGTACTATCAAAGGTTCTGCTATACACGATTATGCTGAAAATCTATTTCAAAATAAAGAATTTGAGTATCCTCTGCAGACAATCGTAAATGAATTTGGCTTTGACCCTGTTTTAACTGAGTACAATACTACGAAAATGCACGTAGATAAGTTTTATAATGATGTACGGGGTAAATTAATCCCCATTCGCACAGAATTTGTTGTATATGACAGAGAATCACTTATTGGTGGAATGCTTGACATGCTCTTTTTTAATGTAAAAGCTGGAGAATTTCAAATCTGGGATTGGAAAACTAACAAAAAGTTTGATAGGGAAGAAAAAAGTAGACATTTGCTTAACGAACTCTGTATGATTGAAGATTGTGACTTGGAAATTTATAGTCTGCAATTGGAACTCTATAAGTACATCATTGAAAAAAACACTGGAATAAAATTAGGTGATTCTTATGTTGTGTGGTTCTCACACAATAATCCAACATACGAAGTAATCAAAACAAAAAACAGAAGATACGACATTGAAACAATTGTCAATCTAAGAATCCAAGACATTGCTGCTTAATAGCTATTATTTTATCTATTAAATGCCCAAATGTACTATAATAGATAAAATATTATACGTTATGCTACGTGTGACCATGACTTTTTTAGAATAATGCTACTTATTGTCGCTTGTGTTACATTATATATCTTAGATAGTTCTGTTTGAGTATGTTTTTTATTTTCATATTCATATCTGATTAAAATTACATCATCCTCATTTAGCTTATGTGCATTTGAGTCATTCCCTTTACGTTTTTTTGCTTTATCTGAAATTATTTTTCTGCTTTTTTCCGACATTTTCATTTCAAATTTAGGGTGTTGCTTACCAAATTTTCCGTACATCGGATTATTTTCACCTGACATTCGTTGTGATATTAAATCTTTAGTTTCTTGGCGACATTTTCTATTTAAAAAAATTTGTTTAGGGTCATTAACATTATAACCACATGATTTGTCCTTGGATTTGTGAATGTAAACGTATTCGGTTTCTCTTACCAATAAGTCATTAATACTACATTCAAGTAATATCGAAAATTCAAACACACTACACCCATATTTATTCCACGATGACTGTAAATGTGAATTGTGGTGTTTATTATGATTTAAATACCACCTATGGTCACGCCATCTTTTGTTAATATCAGTGGCACTACCAATATAGACTTTATTGTTTACTGTGTTCAATATTTTATATATTCCAGTTTTCATATAAAAAGAAACCACAAATATACTAAATATTTGTGGTTTTCATTAATGTCGCAATTTTAGCCAATTTGCTGTAAACCAATCTATTAGAGGTTTAAAATGCATCTCCACGGCTGTAGTTCAAGTGTTATCTTCTGTAATTCATCGCTTGAATAGTCGTTGTCACCAAAGTCAATACTTACTATTGAACATTGTTCCAAGAACCACTTTTCAACTTCAATACCTGTTGGGTCTAATGCTTTTAACAAGATGTTTTTCTTGTATCCTGCTGCGTAACCCATACGACCTGTAAGAGATTCAGCGTGTAAACGAACCCATTCCATGAGTTGCTGTGATGAAGATGGACCAATTGGGTCAAGGAAATCAATTGACATTGTTTCCCAAGTATATCTACCAGCTACATAGTTTTGTTCATTCATAAACTGAATTGCGACAGAATTGATTTTCATAGAAGGTCTTTTAAATTTCTGTACCTTCCAAACCTCAATTCCTAATTCATCTGCGAACTCCGCAAAGAATCTGTTTATTCTTTTGGGTTCATATTCAAAAGGGATGCCCCTAATCATTTCTCCTGCCATGTTATTATCTGTTTTAAAATATAATACTTATTTTTCTAATAAATACTATCGTATTTGGAAAATAAATTATAATAGCGGGATTATTCCGGTCTTATGGTATATGTTCATTTCACAGGCGGTCATTTGGGCAAAAGTTTTTTTCTTTCTTTCAACTGGAGCAGGTGTTTCCATAACAGGAATAAATGGTGCTTCAACAGGAAGTGTCAAATCACATGCAGGTACGTCAGGAAGTTTTTTAAATTCTTCAACAGCTTCCTCTATTTTAGTATCAATTTCAGATTCTCCGTCATTAACATGAACATAATCTTCAGCAAATTTCACTGGGTCAGCACTTGCTTCAAGCAATTTAGTCATTTCTGCTTCAGCATCGACATTATGAAACTCTTCAAGATTTTCTTTAATTTCTTCTGGTTTTTCACAAACGCAAGGTTCTTGTTCTATTTGTGTTCCTTCAATTACCTGTACGGGAACATCAAATACTACTGGCTCACTTGTAAGTATTTCTTCGGTTGTTATTGTTTTTACTTCAGGTTTAACGTCTTCAACAACTTCTTTTTTTTCCTTTTTCGGTTTAGCACTACTTTTTCGATTACTTGTACTCATTTTTATAATTTTTTATAATATTATTTTACATAAATACTCTGAAAACAGAAAAGACCCACAACTCGGTGGGTCTTCTCACTAAAAATCATCAATTTATGCACCAACATCTGCAAAAGATGCTCCAGTTGGAGTAATTGTAAATGTAATACCTATATATTCAACTGCACGTGTTGGTTTGATGAAGATTTCGCCAAATAACTCGTTTCTGTCGATTGTTTCAGGTGTATTAATTGTATCGTCCATTTTGATTCTGAAGTCTGTGAGACCTCTTTCTCTCTTAACGGTATCAAGTATAGGTGTTGCCTTTGACAAGAACTGGTCGATAGTTGTTTGGTCATTCTGTTCGAATACCAATCTGATTGCGATGTTAGCAATAAGAACTTTCAATTGAAGTAACAATCTACGAACATTGATTCTGTCGAGAGCACTTGCTTTAACCTGTAAGGTTTTCTGACCAAAGATTGCTGTACCTGCATCTGCAAAGTCAGCCATTGGGTTGATTCTACCTGCGTAAAGTATATCACGTGCCTCTAATGACATCTTGTACTGTGATTTTCTTGCATCTGTTACACCACGGTTAAGACCTGCAGGTGCAAACCAAGGGAATGCCGTATTATCGGTAAATGCCATTGCTTTTACCACTTCACCTGTTGGTGGAAGATATACGTTGACATTATTTTGAGTATCCCTTAATTGAATCCAAGGGAAGTATGTACAAGCATAGTTGCTGTCAATGCCAGATGTATCAAGCATATCAACAACATCCTGTGCAGCAAGAACGTCTGCTTTACCACCGTCACCAATTGAAGTTTGAATACTTACTTGTGGTGCATCAATTACGTAAAGTGTGTCAGTTCTTTGTGTTTGTAACATGTTGATTGTATCAAGTACTAAAAGATTCTGTTCTGACCAGTTAATACCCGGAGTTGCAATTACGTTAATTGTTACTGCTTCAGGATTTGCAAATGTGTTAATTGCTGTTTCCCATGCCTGAAAGTCATTTGTTGCAGGAAGTAACACATTATTGCTTCCACGATAAATACCTTCTTGGCTATATAAGTCACCATAAGTGCGTGCGCCTCTGTTGACATTCCAACCATCAAAACCACCTGCAGGAGCAAGAGTAAATTTCCTTGAAGCCAATGTGAAGTATGGATTTAATGGGTCAAGTATATCAGAAACAGTTTCGAATGAACCCGCACCTGTTTCAAATGAACCAATTAATTGCTGACCATCATAGAATACGCCTGTTGCGCCCGAATCCATATGGAAACCATTAGTTTTACTAAAGCCACTTGAATCAGCAGTATCATTATTATAACCGTCAAAGTTAAAGAAGTTTTGATTGATACCATCACCTATAACGCCAGGTGCATCATATCCACTTGCCGATAAGCCTAAGTATACTCTTGCAACTCTTTCGGTTTTAAGATAGCTTGTTTTATAGAACATTGTTGGTGCTTGACCTGCATAACTACCTGTTGTTGCGCTTATAGCAAAGCTGTTAAGCCATATACCTTCGAAACCAGCAGGGAATGAATCTTGATGTTCTTCAGTATCCATTTCAACCATAATAAATTTACTTTGAAGGTCATATTCGCCATCGGTTGTACCAATTGCTTGTGCAATATAGTTGTTTGTACCTTTAATTAAGCTAACTCTTGAGTAAGTTTCCAAGATATTTGGATTTGCATCGGTATCGTAGAATGCACGTACTTGTACGTCAAATACCATTGTAATTGGGTTGATGTTTGCAATACTAATCTTAATTTCTTGGTTAGCTGCATCACCATCAGAGATTGAAACAAATTTGAACAATCTGCTGACTTTATTACCTTTAAGCTGAGATACAACCCAAGGAGTTTCAGGAGTTTTAAATGAAACTTTATAATTGCTGAAATAATCTGAATTACAGTTAATAAGTGTTGTGTTAATACCATAACCCCAACCTTCAGCATCAATTTTCTTGATTAATTGAGGATATGTTGCTTGAACCCAAACTTTAGTTTTCTTGTCTTTTGCAAAATTGCCAAGAACATTAGAAATAAAGCTACTTGCATCGGGATTCATAGAAACTGTGTATGACTGACCAGAAGCTACCAAAGTAAACTGTCCGAACATATCGCCAGTTCCTAAATTGGTTGTATTTCCAGTAACAGTAAGTGTTGCAGTATCCCAAACTGTGGTTGGTGCTGCATTTATATGGTCTACAATGTAACCTCTGCTTCTGATTATTGCAAGTACCATACCTTCATATTGACTGTATGATGTGCCTATCATAAGCGTTACAGTATCTCTAACAGTACCATAATGTGTACCACCACTAATATAAAATGTCAATACTTTAAAGGTATGTTTGTAACCACTAAATGTTGTTCCAGGAAATGCTGCTTTTGTAAAGCCACTAAATGTTGTTCCTGTTTGACCCGTAGCATAAATGCTTACACCCAAATATGTACTACCCGTAAATGGTGTTATACCAGATGTGCTTGTAGTGCCAGTAATTGTTGCGGGGTCAACACCTGCGTTTAATGTAATTGCCCATGCCTTGCCTGCATCATATCCACTGAGACCCAATACACGTGTTACAAACATTTGATTGGATTCATTTAAATATGCATTTGCCGCATAAGGTAATTG